TCCAGGAAGCGGTCGAAGATCGAGATGACGGTCAGCTCCAGCTCGCGCTCGCCGGCCCGGACCTTCTGGGTCGGGACGTCGGTCTCGCCGACGAAGATCAGGTCGGGGTCGGCGATGACCTGGCCGGTGACCGCGTCCATGGCCCCCACCCAGATTGAGACCGCCGAGCCCTGGGCCGTGGCCGCAGCGAAGGCCGCCATGGCGGAATTGCCTGGGGGCAGCAGAGTCAGGGTCAGGCTGGGGGCCTGGTCCTCGATCCCGTCCGCGAAATCCGAGACCCCGCCCAGGACGCCGAAGGTCGCGTCTCGGCCGACAAAGGTCCGGCCGCCAAAGGTCGCGGTCCCGGCCCCGTCCAGCAGGCGCACGGTCGCGCCCGGGAGCACGATCTCGACCGCCCCGAACAAGATCAGGGCCGGCTTGGCCAGCTCGGCGGCAAAGGCAGAGGTCAGGGACGACACTTCAGGCGTTCTCGCTCAGGGTGAAGCTGGTCGAGGTCCAGCGCAGCCGGTCCAGGCTCCACTCGACCGGGCCAGTCAGCAGGCCCTCGACGACCGGGGCGGAGAAGTTGAGGGCGGCGGCGTTTGCGGGCGAAGTCCGCAGGAGGGGCGCGACGTGCAGCTGGACCTGGCCGGAGCCGTTTGCGGTCACGGCGAGGGTCGTCATGTGCAGGTAATTCCGGCCCCCGGCGACAAAGCTGAAGAACCGCCCCGCCGGGAGGGTCTGGCCGGCGGTCAGGCCGGAGATATTGAGCCGGGCGCCCGCCTGGCTGGCCCCGTTGACGACCGGGGATCCGCCGATCACCGACCAGATCTCGGCCTGGGGCCAGGCCAGGGTCAGGGTGTCGTTCTCCGCCCGGGCCTTCATGCGCGCCGCCAGGAAGGTCGCGGCGTCCTCGGGCTCCAGGGGCGGAAGGGTGACGTCCACGGCGAACCGCGCGCCCAGGCGCTGGATGGTCTGGATCGGGCCGCCCAGGATGGGTGTCAGCACCGACTGGTAGTCCACCAGGCGGGCCGAGACCTGGGCCAGGTCCGGCAGGGAAGGAAGGGAAACGCTCATCGGCCCAGCCTGCCCCTTGCTCGCGCGTACATGGTGGACTGAGCCTGGGCTGAGCCGCGGGCGGCGCCCTCAGCGGCGGCCCGGGCCCCGACCTGGTCGGCATAGGATCGGAAACTGGCGATCAGCTCTTCGGTCACGACTGCGCCGGTGAAGTCGGCGTTGATGACGACCGGCCCGGCCGAGGCCCGGGGCCGGATATCGGCCAGGCCATGCGGGGTGACGGTCGAGCCCCTGGGCAGGTTCACCAGCTCGGGGCCGCGCTCGCCGACCATGGCCATTCCGCCCGGGGCGAAGTTGGTCCCGGTCGCAAAGCCGCCGGTCAGGAGGGAGACAGCGGTCTTCACGAAGTTGGAGCCGGTGCCGCTTCCGGCGTCCGCCAGGGCATTGGCCAGGGTCTTGGAAACCCCGTCCAGCAGGGCCCGCATCAGCTGGCCCTTCAGGTAATCAATCACGCCGGGCACGCCGCCGTAGAATCCAGCCTCGAGGCCTGATCGCACCCCGTCGTAAAGGGCGGACTGGGTCGCATCCCGCGCGCCCTGCAGCTGTTCGTCCAGGGTCGCCACGAAGTCGCCCGAGACGTCCAGGGTGGACCGCAGGGACTCCGACCGTTTTTCGACCGATTGCCAGTAGTCCAGGGCTTCGAGGATCTGGAGGACCTCAGGGTCGAAGACCTCGGCGACGGTAATGGGCTTGGCCGCCGCGCCAGACCTGCCGGCCCCGCGTCCGCCGCCTGCGCTGCCGCCGCCGGCCTTTGAGCCGCCAATGTCGAGGTTCCCCCTTGGAATGGCGGGGCCTGGGCTTGCGGCCCTGCGGGCGATTTCGGCGTCGGTCTTTGCAAGTCGCGCCTGCCGATCGGCCAACACAGTTTGTTCAGCGCCGGAGAGCTTTTGCCCAGACAGGCGCTTCAGGCCCAGCCGGGTGACGACCTCCTGATCCATAACCTTAAGGTCGCGCAAGGCGTCGGTTCGGCGGTCCTGCAGCGCCCGGAAGCTGTCGGAAATGTCGCCGACGAAGCGGGCCATGGCCGCCAGGCTTTGCAGCAGGCCCAGCAGGACCGGGCCCAGGTCGACCAGGGCGCTTTTCAGCTCGACGTCGATGACCTGGCTAAGGGTCTCGAATTGGTCGTTCAGCTCAGCTCCCCGGGCGATCAGGGTCGCGTCCATCACCAGGCCGGTCTGGCGGGCCTCTTCCCGGAACCGGTCCAGGGCGTCGATCCCCTCGACCACCAGGGGCTTCAGCCCATCCAGGCCCAGCTGGGAAATGATCGCGTCCCGCTGCGGGTCGTTCTTGATTTCGGCCAGGCGCTCGATCACGGCCCTAAGGGCCTCTTCGGAGGTCTGGAAGGCGTCAACCTGTTCTTTTGTGAACCCGATCGCCAGGAAGGCCCGCTGGCTCTTCTGCAGCCCTTGCTGGGCCTTGCCCAGGGTGACCGAGAACGCGGCCAGGGCCTCGTCTGCGCCCTTCTCTTCGCCGCCGGCCATCCGAATGGCGAAGCGGTATTCCTGGAGGGCGTCGGTCGTCACGTGCAGCTTGTTCGCCGTGTCGGCCAGCTCATCCGCGAAGGCGGCGGCGGCCCGGGCGCCCGCCAGGGCGGCCCCCAGGGCACCGACCCCGGCGGCAGCCGCCAGGCCTGCGGGGCCGAGGGATTCTAGGGCGCTCCCGAAGAGACCGATCCGGGCCGCGCCGGAATCCAGCACCTTGAACCGGGTCGAGTCGAAGACCTTGTCGATCGCCGTGGTGAGGCTGGGCCGCCCGAAGAACTTTTCGAGGGACCCGGCCGAGGCCTCCATCTGCTTTGAGCGCGTCTTCACCACGCCCGAGGCGCGCTCGAAAGACTTCTCCAGGCCCCGGATATCGGCCGAGACCTGCAGCAGCAGGGCTTGTTCGTCCGTGCGCGCCATGGGGGGTCAGACCTTTGGGAAAAGCTGGCGGATCACCTTGCGGGCCGGCGCCAGCATCCGCCGCCGCATCGCCTTCTTGCGGGCCCGGTAGGTCGGCCAGAAAAAGGGCTGGGCGGAGACGTAGGCCCCACCCTTGGACGTGTGACCGAACTCGACGTAGCGGGCGTACTTGACGCCCTTCTCATCCTTGGCCCCGACAATGATCCGGGCGCTGAGGGGACGGCCCGGGACGGGATAGCTTTCGATACTGTCGCGCAGCTCACCCGGGTTGGCCTCGAGGTCAGAGACCGGACAGGCGCGCTTGAAAGCTGCGACCAGGTCGGCGACCTCCTGGTCGAAGGCCTGCTCAGCGGCCTCCTGGACCGCCGCCGGAAGGCGCTGCAGCTGGGCCAGGCGCTTTTCGAGGTTCTTCATCTGGGCCATCAGCTCAGCGCCCCCTCGACGGCCTTGCGGAACTCATCATCGCTCGGAGCCGAGGGCCCCGGGGCCGGAAGGTTGGCAGCTCGCCAGCCCTTCCAGGCGGCGGCGAACTGGTAGGGCTCCCAGCCGTCAATGTCGGTCGGGGAAAAGCCCATGGCCGCCCCGGCCGCGTACAGGTCGAGGAAGCGGGTCTTTCCGTTTGGCAGCGGCGGACGGCCGTCTAGGCCTCCGCCGCTTCCGGCTCCCCCGAGGGGTCGTCCTCCGCCTCATCCGCCAGGCCGACGATCGCCTGCATCACAATCGCCAGGGCCAGGCCCGCATACTCGACGGCGGGGCCCTTGCCGGCCGCGACCGCCTCATCGAAGACCCGGCGAACGAGGGCGCCGGCCTCGGTCGAGGTCCGGCCGCCGCCGATCAGGCCGTGAAGGATTGGGGCGCGGACGTCGTCAAGGCGGGTCCGGCCAAGGGCTCCGGAGGCCACGGCCGCCATGAGCCCGCCCGGCCCGCTCGCCCCCGCCTGGACCAGGGCCGCAAGCGGCGCGATCCGGGCGGCGATTTCGCCCAGGCCGGCGTCGCAGGCCTTCTCGACGTCGCGCCACTCGCCGACGCGAAGCCGGAAGGCCTGTTCCTCGGTTCCGAACGGGTGCCGGATCATCAGCTCGCGGCGGCCCAGGTGAAGGCGCCGGCGGGCACCAGGGTTAGGGTGACCTCCTGGTAATCGCCGCGATCGCCAGTGACGGCGAAGTCCTTCAGCAGAAGCTTGCCGGTGCCGATCCAGCCGCCGTTCGCGCCGGTGCCTTCCTGGGTCAGCTTGGCGTTCTTTGAGACCGCGCTGTTCAGCCACTGGATGTAGGCGAAGACGCTGGTCTTATCGACCTTTCCTGCGCCCGAGACCGTGAAGTCGACGCTCTTGGCCTTGCGGACAATCTTGGCTGGGGTCGCGGGCGAGGCACAGTCCGGGACCTCAGTCTCGGTCATGTTGGTGACCCAGGTGATCCCGCGCGTGGTATTGATCAGGCAGGGGTGCGTGAAGACTTCGGGCGAGGCGCCATCCCCGATCAGGATCAGCAGCTTTTCGCCTTCGATAATGCCGACTTCGGCCATTAGAGTTTCTCCAGGGTGAGGGTCAGGCCGCAGGGGCCAGGCGGTAACGGAAGGTCACGACCGAATGGCTGGTCAGGCCGTCGACGTCGGTCAGGTGCTGGGGGCCGCTCTCGACGGAGACGCCGATCACGCCGAACCCGGCGACGGTCAGCTTGACGTCCAGGGCCAGGCAGACGGCGGCCATGATCGTCTTCGCCTCAACCTTGCCGACCTTCCGGCTCCAGACATGCACGGTGACGAAGATCGAGCTGGCGTCGTGGCAGGCGTCGGCTTCCGACGTGACCTGGTCCTCGCCGATCGCCACATAAGGAAAGGCGGCGATCACCCGGCCGGCGGCGTCAACAGGCACCCGGTCGTAGATCCGGGGCTCGGTTCCGAAGGCCGTCGCCAGGGGGGCCGAGGCCGTAAGGGCGGCGAAGACCGCCGCCTGGACGGCAAGGGACGGGTCCTTCATTCGGCCGACCCTTCCTCAAGCTGCATCAGGATCCAGCGGCGGTCGCCGTCCAGGTCGCCGGTCCAGCGGATATTCCAGACCCGCTCGGGGTCACGGACGTCGACCACGCGGTCGTCGGGGCCGACACTGCGGGTCAGGTTCGAAGACTGGACCCAGAGGTCCCAGCTGGCCTTGCCCTGCAGGCGGCCGGCGATCACGGTCTCGCCGCCTCGGGTCGGGGTCAGGCGCGCCCGGGTCTCGCCCAGGGCCCGCCAGTCGCCCTCGAAATTGCCGAAGCCGTCGGCCAGGTCCTGGCGGCGCTCAAACCGCACCCGGTCGCGCAGGTCAAAGCTCTTCACTTCAGGCGGTCCAGTAGGGGTCCGCCGCCAGCTGGTCGGCCTCGGCCCGCGACGGGGCGCGGATCTCTTGGCCAGCCCCGGCAGCGATCGCCGCGGCGCCCGCCTCTGCGGTCACATTGCAGCGCGTGGCGGCCTTGTAGGCGATCAGCCAGGTCGCACCCTCGGGGTGCCAGTCGAAGTCAGACGTGAAGGCGATCCACATGGGGGCGGTTATCCAATCATGTGCGCGGCCTTGCGGATCAGGATGGCGGCGACCCCCAGCGGGATCTCCGGGACCTGGCCGGGGGCCGTGGCGGAGGGGTTCGCATACCAGTGCGCGGCCAGCATCAGCACGGCGCGCTTCAGGCCCGGGTCGGGGGTCGCCGGGCCGGCCGTGAAGGTGATCTTGACCGCCCCGACCAGGTCGGCCGTGTCGGGCCAGGTCTTGTCGAGGGCGGGGGTGATCCGGGCCGGCCGGGCGTCCAGGTCCACCCGGACATTCGTCAGGCTTAGGGTCTGGGTCGCGCCGGCCATGTCCAGGTAGGTAATCCCGGTCACGGCCGTGACGGGGCCCAGTGGGATCGAGATCACCTGGTCGTCGGGGAAGGCGTCCAGGCTCAGACGCCAGGTCGAGGGACCCAGGGCTAGGCCAATGCCCTCCGGGCCCTCGATATGGTTCTGGGCCGCGACGACCAGGTCACTCATCAGATCGTCGTCGTCGTCGAAGTCCACCCGCAGGTGCGACTTCAGCTCGGCTGCGGTGACGATCGCCGCCGACGGCGCGGTCCAGGTCAGCCGGGTCCAGGCGGGGGTCATTCGGGAGTCTTCGCCTTGCGGGCCTTGGCTGGGGCGGTCTCGAGGCGCTCGGCCTCGCCGGCGGCGACCAGCTGCAGGGCGCGGGCCTCCGGAAGGTCGCAGACCTCGCCGCAGACCAGGTCGGACGGCCCAGGCGGTACCCAGAGGATACGGACTTGCATGGCGGGCGCCTATCAGAAGGGGGGAAGAAACGGGGACGGGCGAACCCGCCCCCGTCGTATGGCCGGAAATCCCCGGCCGGGCCTTAGCTCGCCGAATTGGCGTAGTGCTTCACCGAGCCGCCGACGTCGACGAACTGGCCGCCCGCGCGCATCCAGGCGAGGAAGCCGACCTGGCCGAGCTTGGTGTAGGCGCTGTCCGTGAAGCGGAAGAGGCTCACGTCCATGACGTCGCGGATCTTGTAGTTGGAGAAGTCGCCGAAGAGGATCGACTTGGCGCTCGCGGCCATGACCGCGACGTCCTGGTTCACCACAAGCGGCGAGCCCAGCAGGGTGTCAGGCACGCCGCCGGGGACGCCGACCTCGTAGCCAGGAACAAAGATCGGCCGGGACTGGCCGTCCTTGATCTTCCGAACCGACCGCACGGTCAGGTCGTTCATCATGAACTTCCCATTCGCCCGATAGGCAGGGTCGACCGAGTGCTGGAGGTCGACCAGGTCGTCGTAGATGACCGAAGTCGTCTGGCCAGTCGCGCCGGTCTTGCCCGCGCTTGAGGCGGTGACGATGCCGTTCGGCTGGCTCGAACCGGTGCCCGTGGTGAAGTGGGTGTTGGTGATCCGGCCCAGGCGCGTGGTCAGGCGGTTGCGGACCAGGGCTTCCACGTCGACCGAGGAGTCCTGCAAAAGCTCGTAAGGGACCGCGACGATCTTCGAGGAATACTTGTAGGTACTGAGGGTCTTGACGCCGAAGACCACGTCCGCCGAGGTGGCGGTCGTGTTTTCGCCGATCAGCTCGCCGACTTCAGACGTACCGTCCGAGGTCGGGTAGTTGATTGGGTTCCCCTGGGCGGTCTGGATCACGTCGGCAACGGCGCGCATCCCGCCGTAGGCCTTCAGGGCCTCGAGGATCGAAGTCGCCACTTCGGTCGCGACCGCGAAGCCGCCTTCCGAATTGGTGGTCGTGGACATCGTGTTCTGGACCACGCCCCAGTCGGCGGCGTTGAGGGCGCCGTCGCCGCCGCGCAGCCACTTGTGGAAGACGGCGCGGGGGTCGCCGCCATTGTCGCGGACGGCCCGGGCGGTCGCCTCCAGGGCGCGGCCCTCGAGGGCGTCAGAGACGACGCGCTCGTTTACCGCAGAGATCCGGGCGATCCGGGCGTCGAGGTCGTCAACCTCAGAGATGCGGGCGTCGTAGATCGCCTGGTCGGCCGACGTGAAGTCGGCCTTGTTCACCAGGGCGTGAAGCTCCTTGCCAATCGCCGCGCGCTGTTCGCGGATGGCCTGGATGGATTGAGTCATCGCAGTTTCCTTGGGGGTTGTGCCGGGGCGGGCGCCGCGGGCGGGGGGTCTGCTTGCGCGCGGTGCGCCTAGGCAGGGGTGCTCAGCAGCCGGGCCGCCAGGCGGCGGGTCCGGTGCTGGATCTGGATCTGGGGGTCGGCCTGGGCCTGGACGGGCTCGGGCTCGGGCTCGGGGGCGAGCTGGGCCGCGACCGGCTCAGGCGCAGGCGCGGGGGCGTTGTCGTAGACGCCGAGATCCCAGGCGGCCTGGGCGGTGGAGGGCTGGGCGTCCGACACGCGGTCGGCCAGGCCGGCCTTGACCGCTTCGGGCGCCGTGTACCAGGTCTCGGCCGCCATCTGGGCGGCCCACTGGGCAGGCTCGCCGCCGGCCTTGGCCTGGTAGGTCTCGACGATCGAGGCGTCGATCTTCTCCAGGAGGGCGGCGGTCGAAAGGAAGTCGCCCTTGTTGCCGAGGGCGATCGTCCAGGCCTCATGGATCATCATCATTGAACCGGGGGCCATGACGGTCTCGGCGGCGCTCACGGCCAGCAGGCTGGCGGCCGAGGCGGCCACGCCGTCGACATAGGCCGTCACCTTCCCGGGGTGCTCGCGCATGGCCTGGGCCATGGCCCGGGCGGCGAAGACGTCGCCGCCGGGGCTGTTGATCCGCAGCTCCACGTCGCCGGTCATGGCGCGGAGCTCACGGGCGAAGGCCTCGGCGGAGACGCCGCCCAGCCAGGCCGCGTCCGCGTCCGAGGACACGATCACGTCGTAAACCGCGAGGCGGTTGCCCTCCGCACGGAAGGACCCCCGGCCGCGGTTCGCCTGGATCAGTCGGTGAAGCTGGCGCATTTCAGGCGGCTCCGTCAGTTTCAGGATCCGGCGCGGACGCCGGCGAAGGTTCGGGATCGGCCGGCGGGGGCGCGGCCAGGGCGGGGAAGGGTGTCGCCGGCTGGCGCTGCAGGCTTAGGCGTTCGCGCACTTCTTCGACGGTCATGATCGGGGACTCCCCGGCCCGCCCCAGGGCGATCCGGAAGCCTTCGAGAAGGGTCTTGAAGTCGGCCCGCTCCAGCTCGGTCGTGTCGAAGGCCAGGACCTTTCGCGAGGACCGGATCAGCTTCCGGTTCAGCTCGGTCTCGATCTTGTTCAGGTGCTGGCGAAGTGTGTACCGGACGAAGCCGACGCCCATGGCCTCGACGCCCGAGCCCCAGCTGGTGGTCTTTTCGTTGTGGCCGATCATGAAGGGCGGGACGCCGAAGATCCGGGCGATCTCCTCGACCGCAAACTTCCGGCTCTCCAGCAGCTGCATTTCGTCGGCCGGGATCGACAGGGGCGCGGTCTTCAGCCCGTTCGTCAGAAGCATCGGCTTGCGGCTGTTCTCCACGCCGCCGTGGCGTTCGTTGATCTGCTCCCGCAACTGGGCGATCGACTCGGGGCTCAGCCCCTGGTCCGTGGTCAGCACGTAGTCGGGGCGCGCCCCGTTGCTGAAGAACCGGGCCGAATATTCCTGCATGGCCGAGGCGACCGGGGCCGCCAGGCGCAGGGCATTGCGGAGCGGGCTCAGGCCCGTCACGCCGTCGAACCCGAAGCCGGGGACGTGGATCATGTCGTCCTGGTCGAGGACCTCCCGGCCGCCCGCGGTTGACGCCGGCAGGGCGGGGTCGGCCTCGACCACGTAAACCAGGCGGGCGCCGCCAGGCATGGCGACGGGCGTCACCCGGCCGTAGGCCAGGGGCTCCAGGCCAGTGACTTCGCCGTTGCGGCTCCGCCGGATCCGCAGGAAGGCGTCGCCCCGCAGCAGCAGGGACAGGCCCAGGTGCTCCCACCCGGCCGCCATTCCAGCGGGGATTCATTTCCTCATTGAGGATCCACCAGAGGTTATCGCTGGGCAGTCGCTGGCGCTCGCCGTCGGGCGCGCGCGCGTAGACCTGGACTGGCAGGGACGCGATGGTCCCGGAGATCAGATTGACCGCGGCATAGACCGCCGAGACCGCCAGGGCCCCGCGCTCGGTCAGGGCCGGCAGGCCGCCCAGGTTGAGCGTTTCGCCGAAGATCTGGCCGCTCAATAGATAGCCCTGCGCCCGCACGGGGGGCGGGGCAAACCAGGCCTTCAGGGTGTCGATCAGGCTGGCCATCAGAGGAAATGAATCTCCGGGGCCCGCTGGGCCTGTGGGTTTCGGCTCATCAGGATGACCGCGTTGAAGGCGGCCATCAGCGGGTCGATCTTGGCCTTGCCGGCCGCTTGTTTCGTGATCAGGATCGCGTTCCCGCGTTGCTCGACCTTGGCGTTGCCGACCGCCCAGGCCATGAGCCCCTGGCCGCAATGGCGCAGGGTCCCGTCGGCCAGCTTGCGTTCGGCCCCCCAGATCGCCGCGGACAGGCGATAGCCCTGGGGCACGGCGACGACCTGGTCGCCGTCCACGCCCCGGGCCGCCAGGGCGTCCACCAGGGCGGAGACCCCTTGCGGGTCCAGGCCGACACCCGCCGCGGGGGGCAGGAGTCCGGCCTTGGCCACCCGCTCGACCAGGTTGGCCACGTCCTCGAGGTCCTGGGTCGGGGCCTGGCAGATGGTGAGGTCGCCCTCATCCGCCAGCTGCTCCAGAAGGGGCACGATCTCTTTGCGGCGCTCGAGCACGGCCGGGTGGGCCCAGGCGTGCGACCACAGAAGCCAGTCGTCCGTCTCCCGGTCCCGGCCGAGGATGGCCAGGCCCAGGAGGTCGTCCAGGCCGCCGCCGTCGATCCCGACGACCGCCACGTCCGACCGCTTCATCAGGTCGTCGAGGCCGGTGAGGTTCGGATCCGTCGCCGCCAGCCAGTAATCCGCCCCGGCCCATCGGTCGGTCTTCAGGGCCAGGCCGACTTCGACGTTGAAGTGCTGGCTGGCCAGGAGGGCCAGCTCTTGGCGCCCGGTCCGCTCGGCGGCGATCAGGGCATTCTGCAGGAACTGAATATCGACGCTGCGGCCGAGGTTCGGATTGACCCGCCCCCAGACCTCAGGGCGACGCCAGCCGTCGTTGGCCTGTTCGGCCTCGGGCAGCTCGTACAGGACCGCCAGGCGGGGCAGGTCCAGCAGGCCGTCCCGCACCTCCCGGGCGATCGTCAGCTCAGACCGGAAGACCCCGCTGGGCGGCGTCTTCGACTGGGTGGTGATCTGGATCAGGAAGCCGTCGGGCCGCGCCGCCAGGGCGCCCCGGATTTCCACGAAGATGTCGGCAGCATTACTGCGGGTGGCGAAGACGTGGGTTTCGTCGATCAGGATCCCCGTCGACTTCGACCCGGTGATGACGTCCGTGTCGGCCGCCTTGATCTTCAGCTCGGCCCCGGTCGCCCGGTGCACAATGGTCTTCACGTGCCCGCGCAGGTGGAAGAGCTTCAGCAGCTCGGGGTCGGCCTCGATGATCCCCTCGGCCTGGCTATAGCTGATCCCGGCGATTTCCTTGGTCGGGGCAATCAGCAGGTATTCGGCGTTCGGCCGGCGGTTCACGATCATCGCCGTGACCATGATCGCCGCGGCGTAGGACGACTTTCCGTTCTTCTTGGGCACCAGGAGGAAAAGCTCCTGGACCATGCGGCGGTTCACCTCGGCGTCGTAGGACCCGAAGAGGGTCGCCACGATCTGCCGGATCCAGTCGCCGGCGGCCTCGGCCATGGGCGGCTGGCCGATCACGTCGGGCAGTCTCAGCCGGTCGAAGACCCGCAGGGCCTTGTCGCGCTCGGCCGGGAAGAGGGGAAGGTCCGGGACCAGGCTGGCCCCGGACATGATCCGGGCCTCCCAGTCCGGGACCGAAGTCCGCCAGGCGTTCACTGGATGGTCGCGGCCGGGGCTTCAGGGGCCAGGAGGTCATTGCCCCAGTCCGTCCCCTGCCCGGCCGTGGTCGCCGCCAGCTGGGCCGCTTCCTTCTTGCCGGTCGTGGTCGCCCTGGGGGACTGCGCCGGGCGGCTGGAATTGACGAAGGCCTCGGCGTCGCCCCGGGCCATTTCCTGGCGGATGTAGTTGGCCGCCGAGACGTTGCCGCCCAGGGCCTTCTTCCACATGGCCTCGATCAGGACCTGGCGGGCCAGCTCGGAACCCGAGCGAAGCTCCCGAAAATAATACTTCCTCAGGGTCGGTTCCGACAGGCCCAGCCGAGACGCGATCGCCTCGACCGTCGCCCCCGTCGCCCTAAGAACTCCAACCTTTTCCGCCACTTGCGGCAGTCGCCGGTGACGCTTCCGCCCCCCGCGGCCCGGGGCCTCCACCCAGGGATCGCCCAGCAGGTCGACCGGGTCCGGATTGTCGCTCATCGGGAAAAAAACCTGCGAATGTGGGGAGAGCCGGTCTCCGAGGCGGGGCGCCTCAGAGTTTCGACCCCCCCCTCCCCTGTGCGCTCGCCCGTTCCTCGCGTTGCTTCACGCTGTCGTGGCAGGGCTTACACAGGGTCTGGATGTTGGAGGCGGCCCAGAAGCGGGCGCGGTCGCCGCGGTGCGGCAGGATGTGGTCGGCGACCAGCTGGCGGGCGGTCGGGTCGATGTGTTGGCAGGCGCGGCATTCAAAGCCGTCGCGGACCATGACCTCAAGGCGCAGGCGGGACCAGGCCGCCAGGCTGTACCACCTGCGCCAGGGCTCGAGGGTCCGGCTGTGGCCGTGGTCGTCGGTGAGACGGCCCAGCCTGGGCGGAAGGCTTGCGAGGGTGGACTTCACTGTCCTCAGGCGCCCCATGTGACCCCAACGAGAAAAGACCGGCGCGCCTGAAGAGGATCAAGCGCGCCGGCCAGTCGGGAGAGAGGTGCCCAGGAAGGCTTCGGAGCGGCAGGGCCGCAGGAATGGGGAAAGGCGTAGGGCTGAACGGCTACCGCACCCGGCCCGGACAGGGTCGAGTGCGCGAGGTCGGCGAAGAGGTTCACTTCGCACCCGCCGACCGGAGCTTGCCGATATCAACGGTGACGCGCGAATCGCGCCCTAGAAGTGAGATTAGGATCGAGGCGCGCCGGTCGTCAATTTGTTCAACGAACAAACCTTCGACGCCGTCCAGGCCGCTGACCTGGACCCGGGCGCCCTTCGGAAAGACCGGGCCGTCTGGGGCCAGGCCGAGCTTAATGAACCCGCCTTCCTCTTGGTCGCGGATCCGGTCGATCACCCAGTCCCGGACCGCCGCCGGGCGCTCTTCCGAGCCCAGCAGGCCCTTGACCCCGAGGGTGGACCAGATCCGCCGCCAGTCGCCCAGGGCCAGGGACGTCCGCACAAAGAGGTAGCCCGGCAGGAAGGGCCGCGCCACCAGGTCCCGCACGTTGGACCGTCCAGGGCGGCGGATCGAGGCCAGCCGCATGGGCAGGTAGACGTCGAAGCCCTGCCGCGCCAGCTCCCCCCGGGCCCTGACCTCCTGGGCCTGCCGGCAGGTCACCACGATCCAGACCCTGAGGTCTGAAGAAGTAGAGAGATTGCTGTTTTGATGATCCATCCCATCCCCCTCCAATAACCTGAATAGAGGCACCGCAGGCATAGGGCCCACGCTGTGCACGCCCGCTAACGGCGCATCCGGTGAATACTGTTCGAACTGTTCAGACTGTCCGTAAGCCGTTGGCCCTATTGGGCTTTTCGGCTGAACAGGTGGCGGGGGCCTGAACAGTGAACCCTTCGCATTTCGCCCGCGCGGGGGTGTTTCCGGGTCGCCAACTGTTCGGACTGTTCGTAACTGTTCAGACACCTCAATCGCCCTCGTAGCCAAACCGTGACAGGTCAGGGTCGAAGGGCGTGGCAGGCCGCGATGATCCGCCGGAGCCAAAGTCCCCGCGCTCGGCCGCCAACTCGGTCGAGGTCTTCAGCCGCGCGCCGCCCCGCAGCACCTTGCCTGTCCCGTCCCGGCCCGCCCGGATCACCTGGCGGTCGGCCAAGGCGTTCCCGAACGCGGTCTGGCTCATGATCCGCTCGATCCCCTGGTCTTCACACCAGACCTTGAAGTCGCCGAACAATTCGGCCGCGCCGGTCTTGGCCCCGGGCTCCAGCACTAGGCGGTCCGCGAACCACTCGCCGAAGGGACTGCTACCCTTGCGGTAATCCTCGAGCGCAGCCTTGACGCGATCTGGCGGGTCTAGGCCCCGGTCCAGCCAGCCGGCGACCCCGTCGATCACCCAGTTGAGGATCCCGGGATATTCCGCCCGCAGCTTGCGCCCCAGCTCGCGGTCCACGTCGGCAACCCCGACCTGGTGCTCAAACATCACCAGGTGGATCCGTCGCCAGATCCCCTCATCATCGCCCTTGATCACGGGGCGGCTGTTGCACTCCATGAAGACCTTCGGCCTGGGCATGAACGAGAAGAGGTCCTGCCGCAGCCGCCGGGCCAGGATAGGAGCGCCGCCGGTAAAGCTCTTGATCATCGCCTCAGCCAGCTTGGCCCCCCGGGGCGGCTCAGCGACCGAGATCATCCGGCAGTCCCCCGCCAGGCGCGCCAGGTCGGGCGAGGCGTCGGCCCCGCCCCGTTGCGACACGTCCAGGAAGGTCCGCACGTCCGCCACGTCAGCATATCCGCCCAGCAGCTCGCGCAGGGCCCCGACCATGGTCGACTTGCCGTCCCGCCCCTTGCCCTGGAAGATCCAGAAGGCCTGTTCGTGGGTGTAGCCCGTGGCCATGTAGCCGACCGCCCGCTGCAGGTAGGCCCGCATTTCCGGATCCGGTTGCCAGCTGGCCAGGCTGGCCTCCCACAGGGGCGCGCGGGCCGCCGGGTCGTACTCCACATCCGCCAGCCGGGTGATCCGGTCCCGGGGGTCGTGAGGGTCGAACTTCTGGTCCATCCCGCCGCCCGCCGTGCGCGCGAATCGCAAGGTCCCGTTGCGAACGGTCAGGGCCAGCTCGGCCACGTCAAAGACCTCGAGGTCCACCTGGAGGTAGGCCTCGGCCACCTGCAGCATGGCCGACATGCGCCCGGCGTTCCCGGCGCCCCGGATGAAGCCGTCGACCTCCTTGGCGCTCAGGCCCTCGGCCATCATGGCCAGCTTTTGCCGAGGCAGCTCCTGGACGACCTTGTGGGCCGTCCGCTCCGCCAGGCGCTGGCCCAGCTTCAGGTCCCAGGTCTTGCCATTCCACCCGATCCAGCCGACCTCCCGCTGATAGAGAAGGATGGCCGCGCCCAGGCTGATCTCGCCCGTCGCCCCGTCGATCTCGCCGCCGACGTGGCGGACCAGGCGCATGGCATTGCCGAAGTCGTTCAGCTCGTACCGCCCCAGCTCTTCCGGGCTCGGCGCGTCCGCAAACTCGTAAAGGCTCCCGTCAGCCACCTAACCGCTCCCGTAATTCGTCGTTGAAGTCGCGGCCTGGGCCCGGGGCAATCACCCGCACCCTGGTCGCGCCCGCCCTTTTCCAGGCTTGTTTGGCGAGGCCGGCGCAGATCCGTGCCCGGTCCTCAGCGGTCAACAGGCGCTCGGCCGTGCCGCCGCCCGTCTTCCGAACCTTGGCCTTGATCGCGCCCATGTCGCGGTCCACGGCCAGGATGACTTCCCCCGGCTCAGGCCAGGTCCAGGGCGGCCGCTCAGGGTCCGCCGTCACCGACCCCAGGCTGATCCGCCCGAACCGGTCGGTCAGCATCCCCCCCTGCAGGCGGGCCAGGCTCAGGGTCGCCACAATCCGGCAGGGCACGCCCAGCAGCTGCGCGGCGCTCAGGGCGCTCTCGATTCCTTCGGCCACCAGCAGGGGCCCTTCGGCCTCCGGATCGGTCAGCCAGACGGCCCCAGGCCGCCCGTCGGCGTCCGCCTGGCGGCCCCACATCTTCTTGGCCGGGGTCAGCCGCGCCTTGCCGTGCCCGCCGGGCGCCAGATAGGTGACGTGACACCCGGGCACCAGGCCCGAGGGCGTGACCGGCCGGGCGACCATGGCCGCAGCGCAGATCTTCTCGCCGGCCTCGTTCCAGCCCCAGATCGCCGCCTCGGCGAACCGGACATAGCCGGTGATTGCGGCGACCCGCCGCCGGTCGATTCCCCGCCCCTCTAGATAGACCCCGGCCGGTGAGCCGACGATCGGCCCCCGGGCGGCGCGCCAGATCTCCAGGTCCAGGCCCGGCTTGTCCGGTGGCGGCCGGCGCTCAGGCCGAACCACGACCGCCCGCGGCTCGGGGCTTGACCCGACCAGGCGCTCGGCCGACTGGCGGGCCGAGCCGCCCCCCAGGGCGCGCTCCAGCTCGACCACGTCCCCGCCGCGCTGGCAGGCGAAACAGTGAAACAAACCCGCCTCAGGATCGACGCTGAAGGCCCCGTCGGCCTTCTTGCCGGCGCTGGCCCCACAGATCGGGCACCCGCCGCGCATCCGCCGCCCCGCCCGAAACAAGGGCACGCCCGCCACGGCCTCAATCGAGACCCCCCGGGCCCGGGCGAAGATGTCGTCGGCGGTCGGGGTCATTCGTCTTCCAACAGCTCCGGATCCGCGAGGCCGCCGTCCGACATTCGCGGCCAGAAGGGCGCAGGCGCCACGGGGCCCCGGCCGTCGGTGAAGCAACGCTTGACGCCGTGATACATCGGCCGCCAGCCCTCGGTGGTCATGACCCAGCTGTAAATCGGGACGAAGCGAATCCTCACGCGCCCCTCCAGCTGATCCGCTCGAACCGCGTCACCCGGCCCGGCGGGCGCTTGGCCTCGAACCGGAACCAGGCGAAGGGCATGGCCGAGGCGGTCAGCTTTGGGCCTTCCCAGCCGTCCCGGTGCATCATGGGCAGGCGCTCGATCCCCAGGAGGATGTGGTCCAGGTGCCCCTCAATCAGCTCCGCCCGCTTCGCCCCTTCCAGCCAGCTGAGCCGCTGGAAGATCCAGACGGTCGAGGCCAGGGTCAGAGCGTGGCGTGTGAATTCATCGGCCAACTTGAAGGGCGGATTGGTGACGATCACGTCCGGCATCCAGCGGTCTGGCCGCTCCATCAGGAAGTCGATCCCGCCGAAGGCCCCGTCCAAACCGTAGTCGACCAGGTCGGTCGCGTGGACGCTGAACCCGGCCGCCTCCAGCTCGCGCACAATCGCGCCGGGCCCACAGGCCGGCTCCCAGATCACCCGATCCCGGTCCAGGAAGGGGATCAGCGCCCGCGTCGCACAGGGCGGCGTCTCGTAAAGGTCATTCTTCCGGTCGGCCAGGCTATGCCGGCCGAACTGAGTACCGCCCGCAACCTGGCTCACTGGCCCGCCTTCCAAAGATGGGCCGGGGGCGGCAGCAAGGGCAGGCAGACGCCCCAGGTAATCGCCCCGACCCGGCGTTCGCTGAAGGCCCAGAAGCCCCCCGCCTTCAGGCAGGCCCGGGCGTGTTTGGCGCAGGCCGCCGACTGGACGCTGCGGTCGGGCTCAGGGTTGTGGACGTATTCGCGGACCACCTTCTCGCGGGCGCCCAGCTGCAGCAGCCTGCCCTCGATCCCCGACCAGCTGCGGTTCAGGGCCAGGCCGATCTCGCGCACGGTCTGGCCTTGCTCCCGGGCCCTCAGCAGGAAGGCGTCTTCCTCCGGATCCCAGCCGCGCCGGGTGGTGCGCGGGGGCGCGTCTTCGGACGCGACCTCGGGATCCTTGGGCGGATTGCCGCAGCGCGCCCCCCTCTGGATCAGGCCCAGCCGGATCGCCCGGTGGCGCAGGGACTGAAACTGCCGCCCCAGGGCCAGGCCCAGAGGCCGGAAATCCGGCTCGGTCCGCGCGCCATCCTTGACCGCCTGAACGATCGCCGCGTCTTCCTTGGCCGAGAAGAACCGCCCCCCCGCCATCAGGCCACGCTCCAGGCCTGGTCGCGGTCACTCTGGCCGGGGGCCAGGTCGGCGGCCGTCACCCGGCCCTCCCGGCCCAGGTTCCGCAGGGTCTGGGCGACAAAGGCCTCCTTGATGTCGAGGATCGAGGCCAGGCCCCGGGGGCTTCCCGGCGCGACGGCCAGGCGGGCGAGGATCCGCCCGTCGATCGATTGGGTCGGCGGCGGCGGGCCCGGCCGGAAGGGCGGGGCGAAGGCGTGACCGTTGGCCAGGTTCACCCGGCCGGCCAGGGGCGGGTGCGGGCGAAGGACAGGGGCGGACGGTGGCGCAGGTGCCGGCTCGGGCTCCGGCGTCGGCAGGGCCTCGACCGCCTGGGCCAGCTGGGCGTCCCAGGCGGCGTCGGGCTCCAGCGCCACAACCTCAACCCCGGCCTCGCCGGTCAGGTCCAGCTCGCCGACCGCCTGGGCCACGCTCTCCGCCGCCTCAGGGTGCCAGAAAGCATACTCCACGGCGCGCGCGGCGGCCTTCCAGGCCATCTTAAAGTCTCGGTTTGCCGAGGCCTTGCGGGAGCGGACGGCCGAGGGTTGCAGGGCCAGCACGGGCGCCACCCGGCCAATCGGCAGGCCCGTCGCCTCTGAAATCGCCAGGCAGGCCGCCGGCAGGCTCTTGCGCTTGCTCGCCCTTGCATGACTGGACGGCGAGGTCAGGGCCTCGACCGGGTCCTCGCCATACACCCGGGCTGCGGCGATGATCGCCCGGGCCCAGACGTCAGCGGGTTTCACGAAGGTGGAAGGGTCAGGCCGAACGCTCACGCGCCGCCCCCCTGCCGAAGCCGGTCGCGCTCGGCGATCTCGGCGGCCTGAATGTCCAGCAGCTCGCCGCAGCCCTCGGCCAGGGCCAGGACCGACCGGGCCAGCACCTCGACCAGGTCGGGCCGGGTGGCGACCACGAACCCCTTGGCCAGGACCAGGAAGGCCCCAGCCTGCGCCTGGGCACTGGCCCACTCGACCGGAAAGGGATGGCGCGCCAGCTTCACGACCCGCCCGGCGAGGATCGCCAGCACGTCCCGGTGCACGTCCCGGCCCTCCAGCCGCACCCGGGCCACGTGCCGGGCGTCGCCCAGGGCAGCCAGCCAGGCGGCGCGGTCGGCGTCCCGCGCCCTGCCCTCGCCGATCAGACCGGCGGAGGCTGGGCGGATGAAACGGATTTCCGTCGTGTCGGTGCGGATTTCCTTGATCATGGCCGCCCTCCGTCGCCGGGCCGCTCGCCCGGAACGCCGCGAAGGGCAGCGGGGTAGAAATCTCCCGCCGTCACCACGCCGCCCGTCCAATTAAAGACGCGCTCCATGTCCTGCAGGTCTGGAATGCGCCGGCGCGGGTCGTCGAAGGGTAGGCAGATCAGCCGGACCCACTCGCCGGTGCGGTCGAGCGCCCGGCCCGCCTCACGGAAAGAAATATCGCGCTCCCAGAGAAACTGAGCCAAGCGCGGGCGGACAAGCGGCGACGGGACGGGGGCCGTCTCACTGGGGGCTGTTCGAATCATAGTTCGTTAAGAGCCAACTCTTTGTTGCATCTGTCAACATTCAGATTACATGGGCAGCAATGCATTGCGTGGTCGATCATGCCGTGTTCCGTCGGTTTCCTGTGGGTATGTCAACGGAACGCCCCCAGTCCGCTTCGGACGAGCTGCGCGCCATGGCCGCGGCGATCCGGTCGCTGCGCGTCCGCGTGGGCATAAGTCAGCCCGCCGCCGCCGAGGCTTTGGGCGTCTCGCGCCAGGCCTGGCAGAACTACGAAGCCGGCGAGCGCCAGAATATCCTGAGGTCAGACGTCCAGGCGCAGATTGCCCGGGCCCTGGGGCTTCAGCGGGAAGACCTGTTGCGCGAGGCCGAGCGGCTGTCCGGAACGGCAGCCTTGCCATCAGGTGCAGGCGAGGCCCCGCCCCGCCACTACGAGCTGTCCGTCCTGGGCAGGGTCAGGGCCTCCGCCCTGGGCCCGCAGATCTACGATGGCGGCGAGATCGAACAGATCATCGACGTCTCATGGATGTTCGGAGCCAATGCCCGGACCCTGCGGGTCGCAGGCGACTCCATGACCGGCTATGTGGAAAGTGGCGACCTGGTCATCTACGACACCAGCCAGTGGCCCCGGCGCGGTGACGGGTGCGTCGTCGAGATGTTGACCGGCGAGATCTACGTGAAGGAATATCTGGGGTCGGCAAACGGCGTCCTGAAGGTGCGCCAGCGACTGCCCGAAGAGGACGTCTGCTTCTCCCTGACCGACGTCAAGGGCGTGTATCCGGTCCGGTTCCGGGGCGGCTGAGGCCCCTCAGTCGTCCAGGTCGTCGAAGATGTCGAGCGAAACGCCGAATGACCCTTCCGAGATCCCGCCGCCCCGCCGCTCGCGCCGCCAGCCGCCGGTGATGCTTGCATCGACCTCGACGACCCGCTGCGGATCCCCGCGCCGGGCCAGGGTGGCGACCCACTCCGCCGCCATGTCGCGCGGCAGGTGGCCGACCTTCCGGCCCTCGATGTAGACCGCCACGGCGTTGGTGTCGTGCGGGTTTTCGGGCTCGGGGACCAGCCGGGCCTTCACCTCCAGCTCGACCCCGGACTTGGTCTTCGGGCCCGCGATCGCCTCCAGGGCGTCCTGGTAATAGGACTCCCCGACCACGTCGGTCTCGAAATCCCCGTCGCCCTCCAGCTCGTGGACAACAGCCGCGGGCGCCGACCGGGCCGGACGACCTATTCCCAACAGCTTGGCGAGGCCCCAGACCACCCCGCCGAAGACCACCAGCAATCCAATTTGCGTCACCAGATCCATTGGCCCCTCCAAGGCTAGGCGGCACCTAAACCCGCCTTTGTGGGGTCCGCCAGATGGCGCGGTTGCAACATTTCGTTGCCTTTTCCGCAAATCAGGCGCACGTTTCCGTTGTCACCGGCCCACCCGGGCCGCAACGGAGGCCCAGATGACTACCGCCCAAGTCCTGCAATTCCCCGCCCTGGCCGTCGCCCGAACGCCGGCCTTTGAGCCCCGCCTGGTGCTCATGCACGCCGACAATGTCCTGGAGTACGACACCCCGGAGGACTTCGAGGCCGAGTTTCAGGCCCTGCTGATCCGCGAGGGCTGGACCCCTCCCCGCGAAGCTGTCGCCGACGCTACCAGCCCTCCCGAGGCCCTGGCCCCGCCGATCGCCGCCCGGACCTGGCCGCCGGTTCAGGACTTCCTGATCGTCGCCCTGGGCCTCGCCGCCGTCTTTCTCGCCCTGAGGGCCGGCCTGTGACCGCCCCCCTAATCAACCCGGAGGTCGCGTGATGCCTACGCTTACAGAAGCGGTCCAGTGGATCGCCAACAACGATGACGTGGACATTGGAAACCAGGGCGAGGGATACCTGATCAGCGTTTACCTTGTGGCAGATCTGTTTGACCGCGAGCCCTGGGAAATTGCCCACGGCGTGCGCGCTGAGCGTGAAGGCCAGGTCTGGAAGCCCGGCCGCAAAGGTCGGCAGCTGTGTCCTCAGACCGCCCCATGACCGCCCCCGCCCCCCACAACCGCCGCGACGTCGCCGTCGGCCTCACGCCCTACGCTCCCGGCGTTGAGGGCCAGGCCCTCGGCTCCGCCGCGCGCTGGATCACCCACTACGCCGTCAGCCCGAACCGGGCCGTCGCCGCCCTCTGCCATCGGCTGGGGCGCCTGCCCTCGGCCCTCACGGCCGTGGCCGCCCCCGACTGCGCCGCCGTGATCCTCGGCCGGGTCGAGGGGCAGCGCGAGGCCGTGCCCCTGGCCCTGGTCGCCTCCGGCCTGACCCCCACTGAAATAAACGCCGCCCTGGACGCCCTGCGCCTGGGCCTCACCCGAAAGGAAGCCGCATGATGCAAACCGTACCCATTCCCCTCGAGACCCGAGCCCTGATCGACGCCGTCCAGGCCGAGATCTCCACGGTGACCCGAGGCCTGACCGGCAGCTGGACCACCCCCGCCGCCGCCGAGATCGCCGAGCTGGCCCTCGCCCGCCTGCAGGGCCAGACCTCCGCCCTGCGCCTCCAGGTCCGCCAGCTGCGCGCCGCCTGCCGCGCCGTGCGCCGCGACGCGGCGATCCTGCGGAGGGTCGGGTGATGGGATCCACACAGGAAGCGATAGACCGGCTCAGGCGAGAACTCGATCGCCTTGTGGCGCTCGAGAGTGTCGGAGTCATGGTCAAGGTGACCGACCTCGGGGCCCTTTTAGCTAGTCATGCCGCATCCGCCGAAAGGATCAAGGCGCTGGAGGGGCTGTTGAGAGAGATTAAGCCGGTCGCGCACCTGTTTCAATGGAATGACCTTCGGGACCAAATCGACGCTCTGCTCAAGGAGGCTGATCAGTGAACCCCGCCTGGCTCTTCCACCATATCGTCGACGCCCTCAGATCGCCGACCTACGGCCCGCGCCCGCGCGACGTCTATTGTCCCGAGTGGCTGGCCCTCGGCCTCGGGGGCGCTGGGCTGGGCTTTCTGGTGGCCCTGATCGCCGGGGCCTTTCCCCGGTGAGCCTCTTCCGCCAGACCGACGTCGAGCGGGCGATCCGGGCCGTCCTCGCGGGCGGCCTCGAGGTCCAGGCCGTCGAGATCGGGCGGGACGGGGCCCTGCGGCTCTTGACTCGACGACCGGCCCCCGGCGTTCCTGTGAATGACGATGACGATTGGGTGAGCCGTGCCGGCCAAGAGACGCTATCCCGCCCCGCCCGGCCTTAAGGCCGTCCGCCGCCGCCTGGCGTCCGGCGCGGCGGTTCTGTACTGGTATCACCGCGCCTCGGGCCTGCGCCTCCAGCATGACCCGGCGACCCAAGAGGGCCTGGCCGAGGTCGCCCGGCTGAACGCCCGCGCCGCCGCCCTGGGCGTGAAACAGGCCTTTGCCTCCGGAACCCTGGCCGCCCTGTGGAAGGCCTACGCCGACAGTCCCCAGTGGCGCGCCCTGCGCCCCCGCACCCGATCCGACTACCAGGCCGTGCGCGACTGGCTGGGCGACGCCGCCGAGACGGCGACCGTCCGCGCCGTCACCCGCGCCCAGATCCAGAAGCTGCAGGACAAGGCCGCCACGGCCCGGGGCCGGCGCTTCGCCAACTACGTAGTGCAGGTGCTTAGGCTGGTGCTGGAATGGGGCCGGGCCCGGGGCTGGATCGACGTCAACCCGGCCATGGGAATGCGCCTGATCCGCAAGCCCTCGGGCGAGGCCAGCCTGAACCGCGCCTGGTCGGCGGCGGAGGTCGAGGCCTTCCTGGCCGAGGCGCCCTTCCAGGTCGCCCTGCCCTTCGCCCTCGCGGTCTTTGCCGGAATGCGCCAAGGCGACGCTCTGGGCGTCACCTGGGCCGCTTACGATGGGACCCGGCTGCGCTGGCGGGCCCGCAAGAACGGCGAACCGTGCGAGGCCCCGGTGACCGGCGTCTTCCAGGCCATGCTTGAGGCCGCCCGGGTCAACCGGGGCGGGGCCGTACAGATCGCCGTCACCCGCGCCGGGACGCCCTGGTCCGCCTCAGGCTACCGGGCCGGGTTCTTCCGCCTGGTGCGGCGCCTGACGGCCGAGGGCCAGCTGGGCGAGGGATGCACCTTCCACGGCGCCCGCCACACCATCGGCAGCTTCGCCCGCCAGGCCCAGGAATCGGACTGGCGCGTCTCGGCCGCGATCGGCGATCGGTCGATCCACATGGCGGGAATTTACGGCCGCGACGCCGACCGCACGGTCGCCCAGACCGAGGTTCTCGGGGCCGTCCAGCAACGCTTCCAGAACATCGATTGGAAAACGCCCCGCAGCTGATTGGAAAACGCAGCTGCGGGGTCCGACCTAAGTACTTGGAAAAGAATGGTGCCTGGGGCCGGAATCGAACCAGCGACACGCGGATTTTCAATCGCCTGCTTCGGCGTTACTGATCAATCACTTAGCCCCGCAGGCATTGGAAAACGGGTTATTGAAAACATTGAGGC